CCCGAGCACAAACCGAAATTGTCCGACTAAATGATCTACGTGCTCCAATTGCTGCTGAAGTACGCAAGGTCGAAGCCGAAGTGGGTCCTATCAAGTATATTGCCAAACTGATCTATGGTGACAACCCTGATGCCAACTTGTTGGAAAAAGCGGTGGTTTGGGTCATCATCATGATTGTGGCAGTATTTGATCCACTTGCACTTGTGCTGATTCTAGCCGCACAACAAAGTATTCGTTGGGCACGTGGTGAAGATGCAGAAGAACCTGTTGCCACAGACGCAAAGCCAAATCGATTTACGCAATTCACAGAAAAGATTCGACGCCGCTTTGTCAAAGATGATGCTCCGGACTTTGAAGGTGTCAAGATGCCCGACGGTACCTGGGTGCAAACAGGTCCTGCATTCAATACTGCCGAGCCCCCAGAAGAATACGCCAGCATTGACGAAGTCAATCGTCAACTTGCAGATGCCCGTGAAGAACCCGACTATACCGAAGGCAGTTTGGTTGTAGAAGACACACCAGATGATGAAGATCACAAACCATTCAAAGGACAAGGACTGTCTCCCACAGGTTTGGTAAGCACTCCTTACCAACAAGCAGAAGTTGAACCTGAACCTCAAGAACCTACACCAGATCCATTCATGGAAGATCTGATCATGGCCAAAGAAGAACCCGAACACGTGATTGAAGAAATACCTGTTGATACTATACAATCACCAAAGCCAGTTGAATCGGTGGTTGTGGACATACCCAATCCCAGAGCCGCTGAAGCCGCACCAGGAACCAATCGTGGTGTGATGTTCACACAACCCATCCAGGCTGACAACACTCCTGCCCTGGGCAAGGCCGCCAACACCGGATTTGGCAACGAATTTCCTGATCAATCAGAAAAAGGTGATGTGTACCTGAGAACCGATTATTTGCCAAATCGGTTATACAAATTCAACGGAAAGAAGTGGATAGAGGTTGACAAAACCCAAACAGACGTGTATGCTTACAATGAAATGTATATTAAATATCTAATCGAACAAATTGATTCAGGCAACTACGATATTGAAACACTCAGTGATGTAGAGCGTGAACAAATCAGTCAATATCTCAATAGAAATGCATAGCAACTTTATAACACCACCAGATCTAATAGAAACAGTATTAATAATCAATGCCACCCAAGAGCAGATCCAGGCCTGCGGCGATGCCTGTAGAGATCATGCCCGTGCATATAATGTCTATTTTTATCACACGGACATGAAAGAATATGCTTGGTTAGCTGATGTAGTGCAACGCAGTGATATAATTTTACAAGAATCCACAGCCGAAGCCCCTGTGCTGTGCCCCACTACCAAATTTGGAATGGATCAGGATTTAAAACAACCACAGGATTACTTTACTAAATAAACGACTATGGCATATTATCAAAAAGGTGGACCACTTGTATGTAAAGGCAATACCGTTACCGTCGGAGCAGATGGCAACGTGGAAAAAGCCATGCGTAAATTCAAAAAGAAAGTGCTGGAATCAGGCCTGCTTCGCGAACTCAAAGAGCGTGAAACCTACGAAAAACCCACTACACGTCGCAAGAAAGCCAAGGCAGCTGCCAAAAACCGTTGGCGTAAAAAAGTAGCCTCAGAACAACTTCCAAAAAAACTCTACTAGAACTTGACAAAAGATCAGTTTTAGTGTATAAATATTATTGTAGATGCCCGGGTGGGGTCTACACTAACAGTCATAACTTGCTTAATAAAGGAGAAAAACTATGACACAACTTGAAATTCGCACGCTCGATTTACCTTCATTTGTCAATCAAATACATCGTCAAGCCATTGGGTTTGATAGTCTGTTTGAGCAACTAAATCGCAGTTTTGTCAACAGCAAAACAGACGGTAATTATCCCCCACACAATGTGGTCAAACTGGATGATACACACTATGTGATTGAACTGGCTGTAGCTGGTTTTGCTGAAAGCGAAATAGACGTAGAAATCAAAGACAATGTTCTCACAGTCAAGGGAGAAAAACAAAAGAAAGAAGACGAAGTTGAGTATCTGCACAAAGGTATCAGCACTCGTAACTTTGTTCGCACTTTCCCATTGGCTGAACACATTGAAGTTCGTGGTGCCACTGTGAAAAATGGCATTTTGGCCATTGCTCTTGAACAGATTGTTCCGGACGAAGCCAAGCCTAAAAAGATACAAATTACATTTGCAAAATAAGTAATTATGTATTATAATAAAGGGGAAGGAACTTTTTCCCCTTTATTTTTATCATGAGCGAAACAATGTCAAAAACTAAAACACAAACAGTAGTTCGCAGTCGCATTGATCCAAAACTCAATGTAAAAGAACCTCCACAGTTTAGAGTAGTTTATATCAACGACGAAACTACTACGCAAGAATTTGTGGTTGAGACCCTCAAGGTCATATTCAACTATGATGAAGGTGCGGCTGTGGCCTTGTGTATGCGGGTACACGAAGAAGGTTCAGCCGTGGTTGCTGTGTTGCCCTATGAGATGGCCGAACAAAAAGGCATTGAAGTGACCTTGTTGGCTCGTAACAACGGATTTCCTTTGCAGATTAAAATCGAAGCAGATCAATGATATTCAATCACATCAAACAACTACACGCCGATGGCAAAAAGATCGGCATCACATTTTCAACATTTGACATGCTACACGCAGGTCATATCGCCATGCTTTCGGAAGCCAAAAATCACTGCGACTACCTGATTTGTGGCTTACAAACTGATCCAACCATAGACAGACCCGATACCAAAAATCGTCCTGTGCAGAGCATAGTGGAGCGACAGATACAGTTGGCTGCTTGCAGATATGTGGATGAGGTTGTTGTTTACCAAACCGAACAAGACCTTGTGGACTTGTTGCTGATCTTGCCCCTGGATGTGCGTATCCTGGGTGTAGAATACGAAGACAAAGATTTCACTGGAAAAGAAGAATGCTATCATCGGGGCATTGAATTGGTATTCAACGGACGCGATCACTCATTCAGTAGCAGTAGCCTACGCAAACGTGTGGTTGAGGCCGAAACTTTAAAAGTGTTGACAAAAACTACTTGATATAGTATAATAGCGTTATGGACATAATGCTAGATCTTGAAAGCCTGGGCACACGCCCGGACTGTGCTATATTGACCCTGGGTGCTGTCAAGTTTGATCCTTACACTCGAGACCGATTTGGCGACAGCTTGTACTTTCGCATAGACGTGGATGAACAATTGGCTCTGGGTCGAGAAGCACAAGAAGATACTCTCAAATGGTGGGCCAATCAAAAAACCGATGTGTATGAAGAAGCCTTCGGCGAACAAGATCGTGTCAGTCTCGAAATCATGTATCGCCGATTAAATAAATTTGTGGTAGGTGCAGACAATATTTGGTGCCAGGGTCCTGCATTTGACATTGTAATCCTAGAAAACATCTACAGACAACAAGGCTGGCCCACTCCCTGGCAGTTTTGGCAAATCAGAGATAGCCGTACCTTGTTTGGTGTACATGGTGACCCCAGAGAAAAGAACAAGGCCGGCCTGCACAATGCCTTGGAAGACTGTGTCAGTCAAGCACAAGGTGTGCAAGAAATATACCACAGATTACGGATAAGCAAGGAACGTTGATGCAAATTATTTGGAATCAAGAAGCCGCAGCACGATTACAGAGCAATCAAACTGTGTTAGAATTAGAAACTTTTGCAGTGGGAGATCAAACTATAACGGCCTACTGTGTGGTACCTGCTGAACGAGTGTTTCCTGAAATCACCCGTCTAGACAACATCAAAGAACTACATCAGGCATTTATAACAGCATTCAACAACAAAAACTATCAACTATGTCAGGATCTAGCACCCGAACTGATCGGTCGATTCGGCGGCGAACTTGACACTTTCTACCAAGAAATTCTCAACAAAATAAATGCATCCAATAGTATCAATTGAATCTTCCTATGAAAACGGATATTACAAGGTTGGTACCAAAGTTTTTCCTAACAAATTAGAAGCACTTTATTATGCCACGCAAACCAATCAAGACGTGTCGTGGAACTTCAACGACGAAACATATTCCAAAATAGATTGGAGCATTCGACCAACTGAATCTTTGGCTGAATTATATCGCCAGCGTGCTCAACAAATAAGAGATGAATATGACTATGTGGTACTTAGCTTCAGTGGCGGAGCCGATAGCCATAATATACTACAAACATTTTTAAAAAACAAAATAAGATTAGACGAGATTTATACCAAATTTCCTCTCAGGGCCGAAAGAAAATATGTAGAAGCTAATACAACAAATCTTGATGAAGAAAATGTTGACAGCGAATGGGAATTTGCTGCCAAACCAATGTTGGAATATGTCGAAAAGCACTATCCCAATATCAAGATAGTGTTTGATGATTCATCGGACAGTTATGAACAACCATGTATCACAGAACACAGATTCCAAGCAGATTCAGCCAATCATTATCAAGCCATTAGAAGTTATACCACTTGGAATAGAATCACAGATGACACTGAAAAACAAATAAATCAAAATAAACGTGTGGCATTTGTACAAGGGCACGACAAAATACAAGTGGAAAAAATCAACGGCAAATACAAAGCATTTTTTGTAGATCGGCAAGCGGCAGAAACAATACCTGGTAGATTCAACGAGTGGTTTTATTGGACAAAGAAATTTCCATTATTGCCAGTGGCCCAAGCACATGAAGTCATGTATCTTTTGAAACTGCTGGAAGATTTTAAACAAATTTCCAACAACGATCTAAAATATTACAAAACTTTTAAAAAAATTGTAAAAAGACTTGCAACACACACTCCTTTGGCACCAAACTTGCAGTACAGAGAATTGTACAGAGATGCATGTTATCCAGACTGGGATGATGCCACTTTTCAGGCAGGAAAAGTACTTGGTCCTATGATCGTCAAAAGTGAATATTGGGTAAAACAACATAATCCTCGTTTGTATGAGTCTTGGAAATGGGGAACCAGCCAGTATTTTAACAACATTGATAAAAAATTTTTAAAAATTGTAGACAATGTCGTAGTTGGGGCATCTCCCATGACATCACAGCTTTATTCACTGGATTAGTTAAACCACACACTTTATTTGTACTAGTTCTTACTTAAATATAAGTAGGAGCTAGAGTATGCATAACAAAAAGAGAAAATACTCTGTGGTTGTAGCCCTGTGGTTGCCCCTGGCGGCCATGGCGGCTCCACTGCCAGACTTTCAATTCAAAAGTCCATCCTTTACCGGATCGGGCTACAGCAGCCATGTCTTGACCATAGAAAACCAAGAGTTTTCACGGCGAGCACAAGTGGCCAAAGACATCCAAGCGGCCATTGACAAGGCCAAATCTGACGCACAAAATACCAACATACAAAAGTTTCTAAACAACTTAGAGTCGCGTATCTACGCACAAATAAGTCAGAACTTGGCCACGGCCATGTTTGCCAACAACAACTGTTCCAGTACCAACAGCGTGGGTTGTTCGGGCACTTTGAACTTTGAAGGCAACAGCATATTCTGGAGCAAAGACAGTTCCAACATTTATCTGCAGGTCACAGACACCGTGGGCAATCAAACCACGATCACAGTGCCCCTGGGCACATTTCAGTTTGGGAATTAAATGCGTACATTATTCACCTTGCTCTTTGTCGCTATCTTAACTGGTTGTGCCATCAGTCAAAAAACTGGTGTCACCGAATACCGTCCTGAACCCACACCCAACAAGATGCAAAAAGAATTTGACAGCCTTCCACCACCCAATGGCAAAAAAGTCACTGTGGCTGTGTACAGTTTTGCCGACAAGACCGGACAACGCAAACCGCAGGCCAACATAGCCAGCCTGAGTTCAGCAGTCACACAAGGTGCCGAAGTGTTCTTGATCAAGGCCTTACAGGACGTGGGTAGGTCACAATGGTTTGATGTGGTCGAGCGTGTGGGCATTGACAGCATAACCAAAGAACGCACTATCATACGGCAGATGCGTGAAGCCTATGAAGGCAAAGATGCCAAACCACTCATGCCCTTGGCTTTCGCTGGCATCATCATGGAAGGTGGCATCATAGGATATGATTCATCTACCGAGTCCGGAGGAGCCGCTTATAGATTCTTGGGCATAGGTCCACAGACACAATACAGCAAAGATACTGTGACCATAAGCCTGCGTGCTGTGAGTGTGAATACCGGACGGGTGTTGGTTGCCGTGAGCGTGACCAAAATAGTTTATAGCACAGCAGATAGTGTGGCTGTGCTAAAATATCTAGATAACAAAAACATAGCCAGCCAAATATTTGGTGGAGCATCAAATCCTGGCAGTCCCACAGCCAGCATGTTTGAATTTGAAACAGGATTAACCATAAATGAACCCGGTACCTTGGCAGTCAAGGCCACTGTGGAAGCTGCCGTGGTTGAACTCATTAAAGAGGGTGAACGCAAAGGTGTTTGGGAGTTTAAGAAAGAGGAGATCAAAAATGATGTCAAGCCTGTTGCAACAGTTACGCCACCTGCGCCAACAATCACAGAACAACCAGTCAAAAAAGAACAAGCACAGCCAGTCGCAGTCAAAACACAAGTTTGGTTACGAGAAGACAGTTACATCTTCAAAGACAAAATAGAAACCAGTCAACGTACCTGGCAGTTTAAAAAGAACACAGAGTTAACTGTAATCAATCGAGATGGCGATTGGCTACAGGTCAAAGATCATCAAGGAAGAGGTGGATGGGTTTTACAACAAGCAGTATCAGCAACACCGTTGGTTGTTGGGGTCAACGAACCAAAGGTCAAAAGTAGTGAAGTAAAATAAAGACCATGCATGGTCAAAAGGAAAAGCATTATGAAACAAACACTAGCCATAAAAATAACAACAATCCTGCTAGGTTTTGTGATGAGCGTAGGTGTCTTTGCCAGCGACAACAGCATTTACATCGATCAAACAGGCGATAACGCCACAATTTCTATCACACAAGATGGAACCGGAAATGTAGTCAGAGGTATACAAGGCATAGGAACCAGCAACACTACTCCGGCTGGTATCTATGGCGACGGCAACGAAGTCACAGTGAATCAGGTTGGTAGCAGTAATACCTTAAATCTGGGTATCAATCGTGGCACAGGCACAGGAACCACTGGTAACACAGTGAACTACAGTGTCACAGGTAACACAGCCGCAGGTACTATTAACCTGAACAACGCCAATGACAGCACAGCCGCAGGTAATACTGTGAATATCACACAGTCGGGTAACAATGCTTCCGCTAATCTTAACATCAAAGGCGACGACAACTCAGTGACTGTAAACACCGCAGGTGGTAGTAACAATGTGTTTACTGGCATAGTTGAAGGCAATACCAACACACAAAACATCAGCCTAACCGGTGGTGGTGGCAATGGTGCCACAGTCACACAAACTGGCGATAGTAATACAACCACAATCACAGCAGTAGGCGCTAGTAACTCGTTTACTATAAGCCAGGCCGATGGTGGACATACCAGTGCTATCACGGTCAATGGCAGCAGCAACACATTCAGCGTGACACAGCAAGGTAGTGTAGCAGCCAACGTGTTTAATTATACCAGCAACAGTGGCAGTGGAAACTCGGTGACCATCAACCAACACGCTAGATAATGTGATATATAAATGTATAAGGGGAATCTACTATGCAACCTGATACTATGCGTACTCTTGCTGAGTACATACACGAACTACGCCAACGCGAGCACAATCGGAACCATAACGGAACAGACAGCCAGCCCGCCTTCGATACAACGACAGAAGACGATGCTCACTGGAACCCGGGGAACCAAGATGGAGATGCAAGACGCAGTAAAAACCACAGCGGGTAAAGTTGGCATAACTTTTGCTGATGACACTCGTGTGCAAGTCAATGAAAACAGCCGCTTGGTCATTGACGATTTTGTGTATGATCCCAAATCAAGCAAAGGCGGCAAATTAGCGGTCAATGTGGCCGCAGGAACAGTGAGATATGCGTCAGGTCAAATTGCTAAAAACAGTCCTCAGAACGTTGCCGTTAATACTCCTACCGCTACTGTTGGTGTACGCGGTACAGACTTTACTGCTACTGTCGATGAGCTAGGAGCCAGCACAATTATTCTGTTGCCCAGTTGTCCACGTGGTTGGGTCAATGTGGAACGTGATTGTAAAACTGGAGAAATATCAGTCAGCAACGATGCTGGTAGTGTAATATTAAATAAACCATTTCAAGCCACCAAGGTAGAAACACGCTCAAGTTTTCCCACACGTCCGGTCATAGTCAATCTCTCCCCTGATGCCATCAACAACATGTTGATAGTGTCACCACCACAAGAACTCAAGGAAGTTCAAACCACACAACGAGCCGTTGCTAAAGGAGCATTGGATGTAGATTTTTTACGTGAAAATGGCTTGGTCAACATGTTGACAGCCGAAGAAACACATTTTAAAGATTTTCTTAGTACCAGTTTGCTAGATCAGAATCTCTTAGCCAATATCTTAGATATCATCAACGCACAGTTGGCAGCTCAACTAAACTTGTTGAATACAACCAGCAGTGGACTACTGCCTGACTATGTGGCCACTACAGGAGTCGTAGCCTCAGTGGATGATTATTCAGTAAATCTTACTAGAGATGATGGAAGCAACGTTCAAAGCGTGACAGTGCCCAAGAATCAAAATTCAACCATTTATCAGATACAAGGCAGCATAGAAATCCGGAATCGTGTGAACTCGGGTGGCGGCACTACCATAACATTGAGACAGAACTGATGAAATCCTATATCTCTCTGTTGTTTTTATTATTTTTATTAGCGATTATGGCTTCGGCGTTTGGTGCCGACAATACCATTGACATTGAACAGATAGGGTCAAACAACACAACCACTGTCACGCAGGATGGTACAGGCAACACAGCCACAGTGAACTTAGGTAAAACCTTAGACGTGGATGGCAGTTATATCACTATACTTCAACAGGGCAACAACAAAACAGCCAGCATAGAAATCAAAAGTGGCATCAACAACACCATATATCTCACACAGCAAGATACAGGTAATCATACTGCCAACATACAGAATTTACATGGTAGTGCCAATGCTATCACTATCACACAACAGGGATCAGGCTCTCATGAGTTCAATGTGATTGGTGGTGCCGGAACTAACAACTCGGCTAATTCTATTACAGCCACACAGACTGGTAATGTGGGCAGTGAAAAGTGGTTCAATCTTAATTTAAACGGTAGCACAGGTGCTACTGTAAATGTACAACAAGGTGGTCAAGGTGCCAATCAAAGCAGCATGAATGTACAATGTGCCCCAGGCACCTGTGGCACTTATAACTTTACCAGGAACTAGTATGATATCATTCACAACAAGATACTTCCATCACGGTAAAAATGTGCTAGATGACGTGGGCCTATACGTTCAACAGGCAGGCGGATATTTTGAAACGCATCGCGGTTACGTGGTTGAATTTTTTGTACCCGAAGAATACAGAGATTTTGTTGTTATGAAATATCCATTTTTACGGGAGGTAGTCTACATATGATCACAGGAATCCCACCAGTATGCCAGGTACCAGGTTGTGAACACGGCGCACAAGTCTACAGCAAGGTAGGCGATAACACTCAATATCTCAAGACCTGTTATCGACACTGGGCCGATCTAATACCACAAAACCGAGAACAAAAACCCAATAAATAATTTTGTAAATTTGAGATTTACTGAACACCCAGTACGGGATCAATGATGTATGAGTATCGAGATCAAGAAAAATAATAAAAAGGATCTCGAAAATGAAGTTGAAAAAAATAGTTGCGGCTATGGCCATAGCCTTGGCAACGTCGGCGGCCTTAGCGGCCAATGGCGTATTGCAAAACGAATATATTAAAGCAGGTGTAAATGAAACAACAGGTACATTGGGATCAGGTGGCAACACCAGTCCAGGTCTATTGTACAACAATGCTGGAACCAGCACCTGGAATACAGCCTATGATTACCTGACGCCAGGAAGTCCGTTTGAAGGCTTTACTGTGCGTATTGAGGACTCATCCGGTACATTAATTAATACATACACAAACAATAACACTGGTATTCGTAACTTGACCGGTGCATGGGTAGGGTCTCCTTCTGCTAGTTCGGCAGTATGGGCAGGATTAAACTCACAGTTTGCATTACAACATACTTACAGTTTGCCAAGCGGGCAAAAGTATATTGATATTGACACACGCATTGAAGCATACATCGCCATGCCCAAACTATGGTTTGGTCGATTTATTGACCCAGACGCTGTAGCGGCACCCGGCGACAGTTCAGCCACAGACAACGTGCTAGGCTACGGTGCTATCAGTCGTAACAACGTGGTATTCTCTGAAGCCACTGTGAGTCGTTATGCATTAGGCTTGTACTCGGCACAGTCCAACGTCAAGGCTGGTATCACAGGTTGGTCAACAGATCCCAAAGCATACTATGCCAACGGTACAGCAGGATACGGCACATACACAGACAACACATACGGCAACGGTGACGATACCATTGGTCTAGGTTTTTACATGAGCGGTGTCAGTGTTGGAGACATTGTAAACTTCCGTTATGCTTATATCTTTGGACCAAGTGCATTTGGAGCAGCTGAATCGGCTGTGGCCGGTGGCGCGGGCGGTGGTACACCTGGTACAGTTCCAGGCGGCGGCACATTGGTAGACGTTGGATCAGCAACTGATTCAGCAAGCACAGGCGGCTCAAGTGCACCTACTGTCACAGGTACAAGCACAGCAACAATCACAGTCAGTGATGTAACAGCGGTAAACACAGCATTGCCTGTTATCACAGGCAGTATTGCACACCATGTGGCTTCAGAAGGTGCTGGCAAGCAAACCATTGCTAGAGAAACCACAACCAGTGTAACAACACCAATGCGTCGTGATGTTACAACACTTGTAAGAACCACAAGTACCTGGAGTGACGGCACAACAACAACCAGTGATAGTGCTACCTCAACAGCAACAACATACAGTAACAGCGTAGATACCAGCATTGACAACGACAGTTTTTCAGGACGTATTGACCAACAAGCAGTATTAAACACCTTAAACAAAGGTCTTGATCGCTCACTGGACATGACAGCTTTCCGTATGGATGGTATTCGTACAGAAAACGGTCGTATGTATATCAATGGTGGAAGTGCTAAGTCCGCAGGACAAAATGGTTATGCAGCCACAAGCCGTTTGTATGGTGTTGGTGTGGAAGTTAACGTAGACAAAGATTGGGCTGTTGGTGCTCAGTTCAACCGAGTCAACACAACATTGAACGGTGTCGACAGTACTACTGGCCAAGACAAAACACACTTTGGTTTATTCAGTGTGTTGGACATTGAAGGTGCCAAGTTGGTCAACAACATTGGTTATGCACAAAACGACATCAAGTCTAATCGTACTATCCGTGGCATTGACTTTAACAACAGTCACTCAACACGTGGCGACAGCATTTGGACCAGTGCCAGATTGTACAGTCCAGACCTGTCGGGTTTCCGTCCGTTTGTTGGCGGTGCTATTGGTCGTCAAACTGTAGGAGGTTATACAGAAGCCGGTAGTATTCAAAGTTATCGTATGGTTGCTGGCGAAAACACAAGTTATCGTTATGGTGAAGGTGGAGTACGCTACGAAGCCAAAGTGGACGACTTCACAGCAGCAACTGAATTGTCGGCCACAACTGATCAGTTCAAGACAGCCGCGGTAAGTTTGGCATATGATGTAAACAAGTATAGCGTGGTTGCTGTTACTGGTCAGCGTCAAGTTAATCCTAGTGTGTCAACCAACTTGGTTAATTTAACTTTAATGGTTAGATTCTAGAGTGTAACACAACTGTAATAGATTTTTCTCTGGCAATGCAGTAAATATGTATATGCCAGAGAAAACTTATCGCACCATATTCATTTCAGATGTACACCTTGGTACCAAGGACTGCAAGGCCGAGGCTCTCAACAACTTTCTAAAACACAACACCTGTGACACCTTGTATCTTGTGGGTGACATCATCGACGCTTGGAAGATACAACAGAACAAATGGCGTTGGAAACAGAGTCATACCAATGTGATCCGTAGAGTCCTGGGTCATGCCAAGCGTGGCACACGTGTGATCTATGTGGCTGGCAATCATGACGAATTTCTCAGACCACTCATACCCTATGGCATAGGATTTGGCATGGTGGAAGTGGTCAATCAAACCGAACACATAGGTCTGGACGGACGTCATTACTTGGTCACACACGGGGACTTGTTTGATGGCATCACGAGGATCACACCTTGGCTGAGTTTCTTGGGTGATAGGCTGTATGATTTTGTGCTGAACTTGAACAGCAGATTCAACTGGCTACGTCATAGGCTGGGCTTTGGTTACTGGAGTTTGAGCAAGTTCTTGAAATATCGTGTGAAAAAAGCCGTGGACTTTGTGTTCCAGTTTGAAGTGAACTTGGCCACCTACTGTCGCAAAAAAGGCTATGATGGAGTGATCTGCGGACACATACATCACGCAGAAATCAAGGACATAGATGGCATAAGATACATGAACGATGGCGACTGGGTAGAAAGTCTCACAGCCCTGGTCGAACATCATGATGGCAGGTGGGAGATAGTGACTTGGACCAAGGAGAAAGATGATGTGGATACTACTACTGATAGCAGTACACGTGAACAATCCGCAAGACGTGCCAGGAAGGGTACAAATTGAATTTGCCACTGAAGCCGAATGTGTACGGGCACAGGCCACGGTGGCCTATTGGCTCAAATTTGACTCATTCAAGGTAACTGCTCAATGTCAAAAAAGATCCTGATCATCACAGACAATGTACCCGGACAAAT